TAGCTAATCGATTCCAAAACTCAAATGGTTTCTTAGGATAATAAGCTCTTAAATTTTCCATGATGTGATTTCTATTCATCATCAACCTCCATTTCATTAATTATGCTTGGTCTACGTAGTGGATGTGGCAAAACATACTCAAATGATTTCCAACAACTACCTTCTACATATTCATCTTTGTGCAGTAATTTTGAAGCCATTTCGCATTGTGCCTCTGTTTCAAAACTAAAAACAGCCAATGTGCTATATAAAATAATTTGTTTACCAATTACAGCTCCTTCATATATCATTATTACCTCCTGTTCGCTAATGTGTAATCATTACATAATAACACAATAAAAGATATAATCAATACTTAATTAACATTATCTCTTGCAGTTGTGGGTATGTACTCACCTCTACTTAATGAACCACCTTCAACACCCAACCAAACCCTTCTACCTTGTCCAGATAGATTATACTTGGCGATTCTGCCACTTCTTTGCAGATGCTGACAATAAGTATTAAGAGTAGATTGCTCCAGATTACGCAATACTTCAGGAGCATCTGGTTCTTCAAGCCGAACAATTATAGAGTTTGTATCGCCCATTTGTGTCAAAGCTCTACCTTCCTCCTCACATTCACGAATCCAGTTGTATAGCCTATCCACACGCATATCCATTTCAGAACCCGAATGTATTGACGATAATTGTTCGGATTTATCCTCCAGTAATCCTGTAAACATATCTCGAATGAAGTGCTTTATACTCCGATCAGCTGGGCCATTGGACTTCACAACTGCACCATCAAAGAACCTATTTCTATGGTATTCTAAGTTCATAGTGTCTGCCATTTTCTTACCGACTTTAGGACTTACACCCCATACTGCATAGGCAAAACGAACACCATCAACCAACGCTGACGTACCTCTAATAAGATTTCTTGCTTCTTCTGGTGTCTTTGGTGGCTCTGTGTCCTTGACTTTAGCCATATGATGACACAACAGGACTGTAGCACCTGTTTCCGAAGCAACTTTAGCCATCAAACTCATCAGAGCAGCCCCTGCTGCGGGATCTGCATTAACATCAGCATGAACAAACGAAGCTAATGGATCAAATATAATGAGCTTCAGGTTTTTAATCTGCAATAATTGTTCGTAATACTTATCGAACTCCTCCCCACTATGATAGCTCTTGTCCGAACCTTGTTGCATAATAGGAAACACCCCACCATAATTAGGCAAAGGCACGATCTTCATATCATGCTCGTAGTTAAACCTATCGCCCGAAGGATCAAGCCTAGTTACCCTTCTGTGTATTTCAGCTTCATCATCCTCTGCTGTAAAGATTACAGTATTCCCGAACTCATTTACAACACCACCGAAAGATGTTTGCATAGGTTTCCCCGAAGCTATCTTCATAGCTAAATCTAATGTCATCATACCCTTACCAGAATCACCCGCAGCTGCGAATAAAGCAGGCACTCCCAGAGGCATAATGTTACCAATCAAGAACTTTTGTTCGGGTGCATTGTGGTCAAAACGAGATACTAATAGCGAATCATCCAGTAGATTGACAGACTTCTGTGCCTTATGTGAAGCGTCATTTAAGAACTCCCGAACATTAAAGTTTTCTGATATGGCATCAAAAGCATCCCACTTCTCAGGTTTCCCGATTGGTGGCGTTAACATAGTTACCGATTTAGCATTAGCTTGCAAAGACAACTGTTGTACAAGCTCTGCGACCCTCTTGCCCGATTTGTCATGGTCAGGCCATATAATAACTTCTTTGCCATTGAGGGGCGAAAAATCGTAGTTAGGAGCTGAATTTTTAGATAACATCCCCGCCCCACCCATATGACAGGTAGCAGTAAACCCCATTTGGTTAAGAGCATCTGCACACTTTTCACCTTCTACCCATATAATACGATCAGATGAAATGATGTTCGGTATGTTATATAAAGGTCTAATCTCTGGCATTTTTGGTGTCGGATTGTTAGGTACATACTGCCTAAATTCCTTTTTAGGCTTCCCATGTGTATCTGTTATGATGTCACCATTGGCATCACGAACATTATATCTCCGAACAATTGCTATAGTTTCGCCATCAGCAGACAAATAAGTATGCTCACCATCATGGGGTGTATTGATGTCATATCGCTGTGTAAGTGCCTGATTAAATGGATTTGTTGGTGTATACCTCTCCGAATCCCGAACAATTACCTTATCCTCCCCTAGATATTGAGAGAAGTAATCCTTAACTTCTGGTAAGGTCATACCCCGACCCTCCATCATAATCTTTACAATACCACCTACACCTTCACCTCCATTAAAGTCTGTGCCTTGCATGAAGTGTGGACCGGGTGTTATGTCTATTTTTAATGAACTTCCCTCTTCACCTCGAAGTGAACCCAACATAAATTGGGTGCCTCTAATTTTACCATTCGGGTAAGTTTGTTTTAAAACATCTATCTGTACTGAAACAGGAACGCTTTCACTAATTTTATTGACTAATTCTGTAGGTGTAATCCCATATTTAGTCTTGTCAAATGATAGAACACGCATTATATTGTACCTTGTAACCTTTTTTACTTCATTGGGGTGATAACTCTTGCCTGTGTTGTCACCCTTTTTTATTGCCAACAAGTGTTTTGATATTCACACCATTTACAAGTCATGTAATCCCTATTGTGTGCTATTCTCGGTAACATACTAGAAGATTGTACTGACATAATAATATCAGCTGCTCGATCACTCATTTTTTGAGCTAAGTGTTTATCGAACTTAACAAGCTCATAGTATATCTCACTTGTGTTTTTGTTTACCACTGTAAATAGAGCTGGGTTCTCTGTTAGCTCCATATAAGCCTGATAGACAGCCACTTGAGCTGCATATGTAGCGTTTGTCTTAGCCATTCCATTTCTGCAAAACTCCCTGAATTTCTTCTCATTTGCACTCTTACACTCCCATAACATAGGATATTTAAGATCAACAGAACCTGAACTACCACATATGACACCATCAATGTGCCCTCTGATTTTACCATCAGCTATCGAAAATCCAAATTGTTCGCCATTTTTATCCTCCGTTCTTAAATCAAATCCACTCTGTCTTAACCAATCTGCCATTTGATCTTCTATTGAATGACCAAATTGAAAGATCCTAAGTGTTTGTGCTGAAAAATCTCTCTCTTCATCTATGTCTACTCCCATAAACCTGTATTGTATTTTCCTTGCACACTCTTCACCTAAAGAAGAACCACCTAAGTAATCCCTTCTTTTCTTTTGTTTATTAGCATTAACAATAGCTTTATCTACTGCTAATCCTATTTGATTAATCTCCTTAGAAGGGTATCCCTGCTGATGGAGACTTACGACCTGTCCAACTTTCATATATTTCTTCTAACTCCTTAATTTGCTCGACATTTGCCCCATACTTTATATTACCAGATTCTTGTATGGTGTAAATCAAAGCCATAACTTCAACAGCAGTTAGGTCTTTTAATTGTTTTTCCCAACCGATATTTTTACAGGCTGAAGCAAAACTTTTTATAGCATTTAAAGTTGGGCCGCCTTCTTCATATTCTATTTTTTCCATTAGTGATACGTAACCTTCTTATGATTGTCTTGCACAGCTTCATGCAAGATTGTGACTTCCATTTTAAGATCTTTGTTAATATAGACATTTGCATGACCATAAACGCAAACCCCACCCATTTCTGTTTCAAAATTTTTAATAACGTCATCAACATATTTATTAAGATTATCTTTATCTACCTTTGACATAGTGCAATTAGATTTTAATTCATGTTCCTTAATCGATTCATCTTTTTTCTGTTCATAAGGATTGTATAGTCCGATAATCATATTAACCTTTACATTATTTTTCATGTATTTCTCCTGCGATTGCTGAATATCCACAGATGTCAACCCATGAATCTTTTTTGGTTTCGTGCATTAATCTAGACATTTTTACTGCTATCATGCAAAGAATAACTTGCCTAACTGTTACTTCCTTTTCAAATATAACAGACCACATATCAGCTATTCTCTTATGATTGACATAAGCATCACCATAATCTTTCGCCCTGTCACCATTAACAAGTTGTTCGGCTTCCTTTAAAATATCTTCTCGCTTTGTCATATTAGATCCCATTTACTTTAACCATATTATCTATGTCAGATTTATTCCACAAATAATTTAGCCAACAAGTTCCTTTATACTTATTCCAAGATA